TTGAATAACGATGCATATTCATAGTCCGTGCTTTTTATCAAGACGCTTTTGTTTTGATTAAAAGCCTGTGAGTTATAAGTGAAGTGATTAAACATGGAGGCGTCTGTTAACCTCCTGAATCCCTTAATTATTGAGATGCTTGCCCCTGAACTTGAGAGCAAGACCGAGATACTCCACCTCTGATCGTTAACAACGTCTACGCCATCGATGCCAGTCAGGAACCGCATAATTCGACGCTTCAGCCATGGGATGGTGAAGTAGTATCCATCGCCTTTGTAGAAATTCCATGTCATTATGCGCTTGAAAAGGTCATCGGAAACGACAACCTGCTCCGATTGATTGACGACCTTTCTTCCGTTGAATGGAAGCTGGTTAAACAGAACGGCGTTGTACGGGCCGAACACGCTTCGTTTTCCACTGACAAGAACTGGCGGCTTAACGCCATAAATTCCCCGGGCTATCCATTTTAGCTGATCTCCAGCATTGTACCCGCCGACAAAGATCGGCAGGTTGGCATTAATCATCCATGAATAAATTTCCTGAGCCATGGTGTTATACGCAGTGACGAATGCCTGGAGATCATCGTCGTCGTTATACTGTGTATACAGGTATGATTTAATGATATCTGCCAGCATGTTATATCCCGTCGACAATTACCCCATTTGAGGCCATGTACCAGTAGCTATAAGGATCACCACTGATTATATTCGTCCCGGCATCAACACCTGTGATAACGCCGTTCACAGTCACAATGACATTCAGGGTTGAGATCAGGCTCATATCCAGAGTGCTATTTATGGACTGAAGGAATACATCCTTAACGTTGTTGATGTTCATCGGGTTACCAGCAAATATCCCATTCACATAGTTGATCACCGGCTGTGACACCAGTGAGGCGATTGTGGCATCAGTCAGATAATTCGCGCTTTCTGTCGCCCATTCAAATTTGATGGTCACCAGTTGCTGGAGCGGTATAACAAAAGGGATCAGGTAGTTATCAGGCCAGTCGTTTATTGTCACGACGTTATTTCTCAGATTGGGTGTGACGACTCCGCCCCCCGTCCAGGCGCCTGAGGAAGTGGTATTAATGCCTATAGAGAAAGTGTGTGAGCTCAACACGGTAATGGTCAGGGGTACGTTATTGATGCCGCTCATTCCGGTAACGCCGGAAATGTTAATAACCTGTCCATTGCTGAATCCGTGGGTGATGTCAGTCGTGACAACTCCAGGGTTTGCATTGGTAATCCCCGTGACATTCAGGTCTGTGCCTTTAAGTCTGCTGATGTCGCCAGCTGACTTATAGATGGCCCCGGCCATTTCATAGATATCGCCACCACCGCACATCACAATCCACGAGTTACCGCTCTGAACCACAGAAACCAGCCGGGCCTGAACATTGCTCAGGTCGGTTAGCTTCTGACGGATAAAGCCAGGATAACCCTGAACAGTTGACATCTGGCCTTCCCAGACGCGCTCGCGAAACTCGTAATTGGTTTCAGGTGCGCCGCCTGGCGTACCGGCAACAGGGTTGGTACAGGTCAGGGTAATGTCCGACGGCAGGCTGGTAAGGATCTGGTTTACTGAGCCCACCGGAACAGCCCAAGATCCTGTGTTCGTTGCAATGGCTGTTACCATTGAACTGACACCTGAGGAAAGGACTACTGTCGCATCGGCGATCTGGTAGGTATAGGTTCCGTCACTGACCAGAAAACCCTGGGGAATTACAAATCCAGCGGGTCCCGAGAACGTCACCGGAACGGTAGTCGACCCTTCAGTTTTTTGCGGGCTGATACCTGCCTGCTGAGCCAGGAGGTTCAGCATATACATATTCGCTTTCAGCGGGCCAACAGAGTTTATGAGGTCGACGCGGATCTGATCGGCGATCAGCAACGCGCCAACGTCGGTACCAACGATATCCTCAATCAGAGAGCCAGGGAGGTCTGTCGTGATGCCTGGTGATAATTCAGTTGCTCTTGAAACCAGATCGGCTCTAAGTTCTTCGGATGTTTTCGGAACGGGCCCGGCCGCGTCATAGCTAACGGACAAATCACTCATACGTTCACCGTTGTGATTATTTTAGAACCGGCGTTCGTAATCGCCGAAATGTTGTATACAGGCGGGTCATCACTCACAAGGGCGATCTGCAGCGATGAAAAATACTGGCTAAATTGCCGCTGAAGCTTGTCAACATAGTAGGTTGGCAGCACCTGCTGAATGACCGAGCTCTGGGATGGTATGCCGTTGTTTGCAAAAAATGGTGATTCCTGCGGCGCCAGCTTGAGGTTCTGGATCAGCGTCGTCAGATAGATAGAGTCGTTGAAGCCATTTTCATCCGGCACCACCAGCACCCACTTGCCATTTGCATCTCTCCCGTAGGTTCTCATTGCGTGATATTCCCGTTGAAAGTGGTGGTCGGAGCGCCAGTGTTTGAACCGCCATTCCCGTTTGAATGCAGATGAGAGTTCAACCAGGTCACCAGCGCCGCCCAGCCGGTATGCATAATCTCCGGGCTGGTGCTGGCGGTTGAATCCTGCAACTTACCGCTCTGTCCTGTGATGCTCCACATACCCTTAGTAAGGGTAAGAACAGTGCTGCCGACAGTCACCTTGAACTGGTCCACGGCAGCGATTGTTACGCTGTCAGGCGTTAACAGAAACGTCGTGTTACTTCCCTGGTCCCGGATGGTTACGCCCTCAGGCCCGTAGATAGTGACAACGTTACCGTCTACGGCCTCCCATTCAGTGTTGCTGATCGGCAGGTATACCAGGGCGCTAAGGTTGGCAGGAGGGGTGAGGTCGGCGATGCCACCGCCCTGCCCGCTCACACCGCCAAGATAGGTGTCCGCAGGAATAACAATCCCTTTATCTCCAGGCTGCATCGGATAGCGGA